CCTGGTGGTCTTAAAGCCAGAGGTTTGCGAATCAAGGGCGATGACACACCGATTGCTCCGGGTGAATTTAGGGATGTTGATGTAGGGTCTGGAGCAATTCGCGACAATATCTTACCGCTTCCTTACAAAGAGCCATCACAAGTTTTAGCAAGTTTGATGGACAGAATCGTTGAAGAAGGTCGTCGCTTTGCGGCTACTTCTGACATGAAGATTGCTGATATGTCTAACCAAGCACCAGTGGGAACTACATTGGCTATCTTGGAAAGAACGCTAAAAGTGATGTCTGCGGTACAAGCCCGTGTTCACTATTCGATGAAGCAGGAGTTACAGTTGTTGGCTGGCATTATTCGTGACTACACAGATGACGAGTACACGTACGAGCCAGAAGAAGGTACTCCAAGAGCAAAACGTTCCGACTACTCAATGGTCGATGTGTTGCCAGTTAGTGACCCTAACGCTGCAACTCTTTCACAACGTGTTGTTCAGTACCAAGCAGTTATTCAACTAGCACAACAAGCCCCACAGATTTACAACCTGCCTGTACTACATCGCCAGATGTTAGAGGTGTTGGGTATTAAGCACGCAGATAAACTTGTCCCGCTTGAGGAAGACCAGAAACCAACAGACCCAGTTTCTGAGAACCAGAATGCGCTACGTGGCAAGCCCCTCAAGGCATTTATTTACCAAGACCACGAAGCTCATATCAAGGTGCATACATCCGCTATGCAGGACCCGATTGTTCAGCAACTTATTGGGCAGAACCCACAAGCTCAGGCAATTATGGGCTCAATGCAGGCGCACATCGCTGAACACGTTGGTTATGCCTATCGTCAGAAGATTGAGATTGCCTTGGGTATTAGTTTGCCAGGCGAAGAAGACCAGTTGCCAGAAGCGATGGAGAAAGAGATTAGTCGTCTCATGGCTGAAGCGGCTACGCAAGTATTGGCACAAAGCCAAGCGCAGGTTGCCCAGCAACAAGCCCAACAGAACGCTCAAGACCCAGTTCTTCAAATCCAGATGCAGGACTCAGCCACTAAGGCTAAGGAAGCTGAGATTAAAGAGAAGAAGGTCATGGCAGACGCAGCGGCTAAGGCAGACGAGATACGTATTAAAGAAGAGCAGATTGCCTCAACCGAACGTATTGCGGGCATGAATGCACAGCTTAAAGTTATTGAAGATGACAAAAATCGTAATTTAAAACAAAAAGAAGTAACTGATAAGTTCAAACCAACTAAGGAGTAACACATGCAACTAGAAACGATGGGCTTTATTACTGCATTTCGAGACAAAATTCGCGTTGATATGAACAATTTTACAGACGACATGGCTAGCGGACAATGCGTTGACCATGCCGCCTATAAAGAACTGTGTGGGGTAATTCGAGGTCTAGCCTACGCAGAGCGTCACCTACTTGACCTCGCTGACAATATAGAGAAGGCTAACAATGAGTGAAGCTATAGCGCTACCTGAAACGGAGCTAATCCTGCCGCCGGGCGTAGTATTAAACGAAACCCCAAAAGTGGACGAAGAGTACGAAGCAGCTGAAGACAAGGCAAAAGCACTACCTGACCCTAAAGGTTGGCGTATTTTGTGTGCGTTAGTTGAGGCTGGCGATACCTATGAAAGCGGCATTATCAAGTCTGATGTGACGGTTAGAACAGAAGAAATTACTTCACCTGTTTTATTCGTTGTAAAGATGGGTCCTGATGCTTACAACGACACCGATAAGTTTCCAGACGGTGCTTGGTGTAAACCTGGCGACTTTGTAATAACACGTTCATATACCGGAACGCGCATCATGATTCACGGTAAAGAGTTTCGCCTGATTAATGATGACCAGGTTGAAGCAACAGTCGAAGACCCACGCGGTATTACCCGCGTTTAATAGGAGATAAATATGCCAGATGATGACTACAAATTCCCTCATGAACTAGAGGAAAATGCAGCTAGTAGCGCTGCTGACGAAGATATTGAGATTGATATTTCAGGTGAATCTGATGTATCTATTGAGATTGAAGACGACACTCCTGAGAGAGACCGCAGAGCAAGACCACTAAACCGTGAAGTTGAAGACCCGTCTGACGAGGAAATCGAAAACTACACACAAGGTGCTCAAGCCCGCATCAAGGAGCTAACACACGCAAGACACGACGAAAGACGAGCCAAAGAATCCATTGCACGCGAGAAAGAAGAACTTGAGCGTATGGCGGGTGCTATTTTGGAAGAAAATCGTCGCCTTAAAGAATACGTAAAATCAGGTGAAGTAACTTACGCTGAGACTTTACAAGCTAAAGCCGAAGCTGAGATGGAGATGGCACGCCGTAAATACAAGGAAGCACAAGAATCTTATGATTCTGATGCAATGCTTGAGGCACAGGAATCTTTGACAGACGCTAAGATGAAATTAGAGGCTGCAAAAAATTTCAAGCCAACCCCTTTACAAAACCGTGAATTAGATGTACAAATACAACAAACGTCTCCTGAGGTTCAAAAACCGGACGAAAAAACCATGCGCTGGATGGCAAAAAACCAGTGGTTTGGGACTCCAGGATACGAAGAAATGACGGCCTTTGCTCTAGGGCTGCACCAAAAACTAGTGGCAAACGGGGTAGACCCCCGCTCAGACGAATACTTCGAACGTGTAAACGGTCGCTTAAAACAGGTGTTTCCAGAAGTTTTTAATGACGGACGTGACACAGGTACGGTTAAGGCTGAGCCGACTAAAAAACCTGCGAATGTTGTGGCTCCTGCCACCCGTTCATCGGGTGCCAAGAAAGTAATCAAACTTACAGCTACGCAAGCTCGTCTTGCAGAGAAGTATGGTTTATCACACAAACAATATGCACAGGAAGTTTTAAAATTGGAGGCTCAAAATGGCTAATAACCGCACACCTCGGGACTTAGAGACCCGCGAAAAAACTCAAGCTCACTACGAGTACAAACCTGCAAGCTCTTTGCCGGACCCTACACCAGACCCAGATTATGATTTTCACTGGGTGGCAATTGAGATTAATGGGCAGCAAAATGCTACCAATTTGTCTCAAAAACGCCGTGATGGTTGGGAACCAGTAAAGGCTGTTGACCATCCTGAACTTCAGATTAATGGCAACAAGGAAGGTAACGTAGAAATTGGTGGATTGCTTTTATGCAAGAAACCAAAAGAAATGGCTGAAGCCCGCAAACGCTACTTTGATAAAAAAGCTCAAAATCAAATGGAGTCTGTAGACAACAGCTTTATGCGTAACAGTGATGCTCGTATGCCTTTGTTTGCTGATAGAAAAAGCACAACAAGTAAAGGCGGCGGGTTTGGTAATGGTACTACTTAACTTTTTTTAATATTTAGGAGATTCAAAAATGGCTTATCCAACCGTTTCTGCTCCATACGGCTTCCAGCCAATTAACTCTGTAGACGGCAAACCTTATGCCGGTGCAATTCGTCAGCTTCCAATTACGGCAGCTTACGGTACAGCAATCTACAACGGTGACATGGTTAAATTAGTCGTTGGTGGCACTATCGAAAAATCAGCAATTGGCGCAAACGTTACAGCACAACCAACTTTGGGCGTGTTTGTAGGTTGCCAATATGTAAACAGCACAGGTCAAATTGTGCAGGCTCAATACTATCCAACTGGTGTTAATAGCGCTATTGGTTACATTGTGCTAGACCCACAAGCTGCGTTTAAAGCCGCAGTTACTACTTCTGGCAATACAAGCGTTGTTACTTCTGTAACACGTGCAGTTGTTGGTACAAACATGGAAATCGCTACTGGCACAGGTAACAACGCCACAGGTAATTCAGGTTTGTCAGTAGTATCAGGTTCCGCTGCTAACACAGCGATTCTTCCAGTCCGCGTAGTCGACGTTGTTCCTGAGACAGCACTTAACGCAACTAACTTCACTGAAGTTATCGTTAAAATGAATCAGCCACAACTCGAAGTTACGACCGGTAACAACGCATCTTAATAGGAGCTACTTAAATGGCTATTTCACGCGCACAACTACTTAAAGAGTTGCTCCCAGGCTTAAACGCTTTGTTCGGACTAGAATATAAGCGTTACGGCGAAGAGCACAAAGAAATCTACGAAACAGAGAAATCTGAGCGTAGTTTTGAAGAAGAAACAAAGTTGTCTGGTTTCTCAGCTGCCCCAGTTAAAAACGAAGGTGCTGCGATTGCTTATGACAACGCACAGGAAGCTTTTACAGCTCGCTACAACCACGAAACTATCGCCTTAGGTTTCTCAATCACTGAAGAAGCGATTGAAGATAACTTGTACGACAGCCTATCTGGCCGTTATACAAAGGCTTTGGCTCGCGCTATGGCGTACACAAAGCAAGTTAAAGCTGCTTCTGTGTTGAACAACGGTTTCAACGCTGCCTTTGCTGGTGGCGATGGTCAACCTTTGTTCTCTACAGCTCACCCACTAGTTTCTGGTGGCACAAACAGCAACCGTCCTACAACTGGCGCTGACTTGAACGAAACATCATTGGAAAATGCTGTTATTCAAATCGCTGCTTGGACAGACGAACGCGGTTTGTTGATTGCTGCACAGCCACGCAAGTTAGTCATCCCACCATCATTGCAATTCGTTGCAACACGCTTGTTGGAAACTAATCTACGTGTTGGTACAGCTGATAACGACATCAACGCTATCAAGAACAACGGTTCAATCCCAGAAGGTTACGCAATTAACCACTATTTGACCGATAACAATGCATGGTTCTTAACTACTGATGTACCTAACGGTATGAAGCATTTTGAACGTATGCCTTTGAGCAACTCTATGGACGGTGATTTCGACACAGGTAACGTACGTTA